CTTCAATGCCGTTGATCTTAAGTTTAGGAGTCTTATATCGGACACCCTCAGAGTCAAACACATTGAGAATATATCTCTTCTTAGCAGTCCAGATGCCACGGTTAGCAATATTCTCTCGCTTCATGATCATCTTCTGATCATAGGCATTTACATAGGTCGCCAACGCTTCATAAGAATTTCCAATATACTTCTCAAATTCAACTTGACACACCTTGTCAAGGAACCTAACAATACTCTCATCGCTTGCCTCTCTGCCCTTGAATACCTCGTGTACAAAAGGACCCAGGTTGAGATAGATGGAATCAGTATCAGCAGCAATAACGTAGTCAACATCAGTAGTTTTCAGTATTTTATTAAGGTAAGTATTCATTTTGTTTTGAATCCATCGGATACTTACCTGTCCCGATAGAGTAATCGCCTCAGCATTTGCCAGACTGTAGTATCGGAAGTACTGGTTTCCGATGGCACCATAGGCGCTGTTAAGTTGGATCTTTCTTGCCATTTGGATGTTGTTAAATTTTGACACATCCTTTTGTAATGCCAAGGTCTCTGCAGGTGTGGTGGAATTTTCGAGAGCTTGCTTAGCGGCAAGCATTCTCTTCTTGTATATGGTCCTTTCATCATAGATCCTCTGCATCATTTGTGGAAGAAATCCAAGTGTGTCCTTACGGTATTGAGCACCGTTAGCACACACACAACTATCACTATCAAAGACTATTTCCTGGTTAAGTATTTTATCAACTGTAACCGTTGGGTGTCGCTCCTCCAGGAGTGTCTCGGGTGAGATGTTGTACTGCATAATGAGATGAGGATACAGACTGTTAAGGTCAAAAGACACCACCCAGTCATAACTTCCTGGAATCGGCTCCTTTACATATGCACCTGCATACTTATCATCCTTCTTAGTAGTTAGGCGAGGTGGCACCACAATGTTACGACCCTTGAGATCATTATAGATCAGGGTGTCCCACATACGGACCTGAGAATATACATCCTCAAGGTTTACCTTAGCGTCATACGCCATGGTAACTGCCAACTCGATTAACTTCATCTTATCTTCCAGCATGTCAACCAGATTCACGTCATGGATGTTATATTCCACGAAGCGTTGCCAGTCAGACGTATAGAAATCCTTAAAGTTTTCAAACTCCGAGTGGTCCAACTTTTTATCACCCAACTCAACCATAGCAATATGGTCTAGGCGATAGGATTCCTGGTTGGTGTAAGTGAATTTCTTATAGAGATCTAGATAATCAAGGATCGCTACACCAGTGATTTCGTACGCTATATTGGTGCGTCCCATCATCTTGATCTCTCTGTCAATGACCCTATTCCAGGGGGACAAAGACTTTTTCCACTTCTCACCTAGCACCCGCTCGATACGACGACAGATGTAAGGGATGTCATACAGATTATTATTCCATCCAGTAATGATATCAGGGGTATTCTGATTCCACCATGAGTGAAAGTCCCGTAGCATCTCTTGCTCTGTCCAGAAGACACGGTATTCAATATCCTTTGGAGCAACAAACTCCCTGGTCCCCCAGGTAATTGTCTCCTTGGTATTGAAGTTCTTCATCGTAATACAAAGCATCTCCTCAGCAGATGCTTGCACGTCTGGGAATCCATTTTCGCAGGCAACCTCAATGTCAATAGTCCAGATCTTCATCTTGGACATGTCATAATCAATCTCACCCTGCCACTTCTGAGCAATATGTTGATAAACATACCGCTCATATCCATGGACTTCCAGACCCGATGCGCCCTCATACGTTTTGATAAACTCCCGTGCTTCACGAGCGCCATCAAACTGTTTAGGGAAAGCATAACGACCATCTAGTGTCCTATACTTACTCGTCTTCTGTTGTGCGTTAGGCACTAGAAAAAGAGTAGGGCGAGACTTCTCCCGATACTGCACGGGATCTCCGTGCTCGTAACCTCGGATGAGAATGTCATCGCCCAGTAGGCAGACACTTGTATAAAAATCACTCATTAACTGCTTTCTGGTATGCTGCCAGCACTTTGGGTGCAGCATCCATTATAGTCATAATGTCTGTAGTTGTCAAGAAGATAAATCGTTGGTCAGTGTGCAATGGATACACATGCAATTCCCCCTCTGTGTCTATGAGATGGGACTCTTCCAGTAAAAGACCTGGCTCTTCATCCAACTCAGTAAGTTTACCAATAAGGTATGTGTTTGGATGATGCTTAAGAATTAAAACTTTGATCATAGGTCTCTTGCGGTGGCGTCCTGCTCGTCAAAGTATACACTCATACCAGCAGGTTTATGTGATTCAAGTATGGCCTTGTAACTTTCAATTACGTTTTCGTGAGGGTCACCAAGACTGACAACTGACATTACAGATACAATATTGTTACCAACAGTCAATGGAGACCATGGAAACAGTTTGATCTGCACGTCAGAGAGGTCCATCTCATCAGGTACAGTCTCCCCCCCTTGAAAATCAAACATCTTGTCTGCTGGTTGCTCAATCACCACTGAGTATGGTTGACTAAACTGATACGCGAGAGGCAGAGTGTGGTCGTCGGATGCCCTAACTTCTTTAATGTCAGCGATTACGTCCTCGCCGCTTTGCATTCTTGCGATTTTTACGCTCATAATCTTTTTCCATTAGTTGTTCGTAAGTGCCTTGCACCATGTCTAGGAAGGCACGTCGTGCTGTGATGTTTTTCTCCTCAGCAATGACATGGACATACTGCATAAACATATCCATCTGATCTGGTGGCACGTCAAGCGTAAGTGTTTCGCTTTTTTTCTGTGTATGCTGGACACAGGTTAACATACATATTCATTAAAATCAACTCCAAACAAAAAGAGACCCCCAATAGGGTGGTCTCTTCAGTTGCATATTATATATGTCAGT